CCCTTCATCATTTCCATCAGTCGGTTGTTATCCATAGCCATACTATATTCCTTTAGGCGAGTTTGTAACCTTTTACAAACACACTGTCAATAGGTGGGAGGTCAATGTTTAGTTTCCCGACCCCCCAGGGACTTAGCGGTTGAGCCGCAATCCTTGCGGATTACTTACGCTTGTGTTTACGAGCTTTACGAGCCATGATGGTCTCCTTGCAAGGGCCAAGTTAGAAAGGGAACTCAGCCATACCCTTATTCCTAACGGAATTTCTTAACGACGGGTCTTGCGACCGCGCTTAGCCATTTTGCGATACATGGTTAGCTCCTTCTTTGTTGACGGGCTGTTGAACGATTACCAAGGGTTTTAATACCGGTGGTGCGAGTTGTCAAGCTCGGGGGCGAGTCAAGACGCTTTAGCTGTCCAGACTCCACGCGAGGCTGGTCTGCTTTGGGTTGAGTCTGTGTGCTTGCCATTATTTCGCTCCTTCGCCGCCACTGGATTTACCTGGGCCTTGTTTCGCTTGTGCCTGCTGTTTTTGCTGCTCGGCTTGCTTGGCTTCTAACTTCTTCAAGTCTTCTTTCAAGTGTTGCTTCATAGGCGGGTCGATCAAGTCAAGCAACGACTCTTTACTGATAACGCCTTCTTTAAACAGGTTGAAAGCCAACTGACGGTTGTCTTCCATAAAGATAGGCGAGTTAGAGTGGGCATCCACCTTAACAACAAAGTTCTCTGTGAACTGCTCGGCAATAAACGGACGGTTCTCTGTGTCTTTGAAATGAGTGGGGTCATACTTTTGCATGACTTTCAAGTACAGAGTTGCCAGCTTCTCAAGGCTGTCCTCGATTACCAGAGCGCGTTTTTTGGTGCGGCTAGAGCCAAGACGAGCAAGCTGAGAAGCATGTCCAGCAGAGCGAACGCCAGACTCACCTTTACCTTGTAGAACATTTCCAATCCCCGATGCCTCTTCAAACATGGCATCTATCTCATGAATCTCGTTAAACAAGTCGGCAGGCATGGTAGGAGCTAACTTCTCCACCTTGGCGTTCGGCATGTCGGTTGCTAGCAAACCGCCAGCGCGGTTGAGAGCAAAGTTCTTCTCGTCCAAAATACCCGTAAAGCCAATCAGCGCAGTGGGAGGAGAGACTTGCTTGGACAGCAAATCCATGATCTCACCCATACGCTTGTTACGGAGTTGCTGAAGGTAAACCAGACGGTTAACCTCTGAGCCGCCCCAGTAGTAGTCATAGAGCGGGTTGGGAGCAATCTGAACAAAAGGCAGTTCGCCTTTCAAGAACATTTGCTCGCCAGGACGGTCATAGATGATGATGTCGGGGTCTGCTTTGGTGACGACTTGGTAGTCTTCCGTGTCGTCGTTCCACAGCCAGAGTTCAATCATCTCAACGGTAGGCTCGGACACTTCTGCTTTGTAGCGCATAGTGCCGTTCAAGTCTAAGTTCACGTTACCCATCAGTTGTGGGTTGGACTGAGACATGATGATGCGGTCTACACCGTTAGGAGTTTCTGTACGCACGTGCTCCATAAAGGAGAGCTTGCGAACAATAGCGTCACGCCGGGGATGGCTGTACAGTTGAGAGTACAGCTCGGACTTGGTGATGTAGTAACGCTGGATGATTGCTTCTTGGCGATCTGTGTAAGCAATATCCTCACGCAGCACACCCATCGCTTGAGGCTCAACCATGTAGGGGTGGATGCTGCCACCCTTCTTCACAACGGCCTTGACGTAGGTGGTGTTGTACACCAGCGCCCAAGTCACGCCAGAGGCAAATACTTGGTCAGCGTTTGAGTTGAGCCACTCGTCGTTAAGAGCGCGGGTCAGGACTGGAATCTTGAATTGCTCTAGGGGACTGACATCAGCACCAGTGTTGATGCTAAAGCGTGTGGTTTCTGCTGAATAGAGAAACGAAGTGAGCTGGTCGATGTGGGGAAAGATCTTGTTGTACAGAGCTGGTGGTTCTGTTGGTTCAGCACCAAACAAATACCAGCTCCGCAAGATCCCTGCATCTACCTGACGTTGTTGCATGGAGACGGAACATTTTTCTATCACATCGAGATAGAAGCGTTCGCGGTCTTCTGGATCGTCAGGGATTCTCATTCTTTAGGCACACTCAGGTTTTCATGATCCTTAATATAGGACGCCGTGGTAGGGCCTGTCAAGTTGCCTGCATCTTGAGGCCTAAACCCAACAGATTCGCCTTTAATGGATTGTACTGCACGACCCGACAAAACGGACTGCATACTAAATCTATTATCGCCTCCCCACACTGCGGCGTCACCTGGGCGGGCTTCTCGAGGTTGTGAAGCCTCTGTAGAGATGCCATTCTCTGCTGCATGGTGCATGGTTTGGCGTTTCATCTCGTCTAGCGCCCCACTTGCGTGTTTATATTCTGTTTCTGAGAGCTTATTGTCCTTTGTGAGGAAGCCAGTCTGACTTTCCCCCGCTCTGGTGCTTTGAATGTCGTTCATCCCGAAGTCTTGGGCCAGCCCACGGACAGTTTTGTCTGTATTCTTGGTTTTATCCGAGATTAGACCTGGTGCTTGCAGGATGACGTTGTGAATTTCGCCTGTACAGCCTTTGATAGGGCATTTTGCGTCCCAGCCCTCAAAGTATGAGTGTACAGAGCAGTGATAGTCCCGTAGTATTGCCATAAGTTACCCTCTTAGTGCTTCATCAAGGTCGTAGGTTGAATAATCTCGTCGGTTGACCATTCCCAGCGAGATTTTTGGCCCATCAGAGGTCATTTTGACCCCCATACTGGGCACGATGACTGGCTCAGCCTTCTGCTTGTACTCTACAAACCGCGTCATGTCCTTGCGACGCATCACACGCACACGGCCTTCTTTCCATTCTCTATAACCCTTGTTAACCCGTATCTGGGTTGTCTCTGTCATGGGTAAGTCCTCTATCAAGAAGACCCGCTCCATAAGCGTCTGTGAGATGCCGCACAGTTCTGAAAACATTACCTGAGAGATACCGCGATGAGGGTCTTTCAGGAAGCGTTTAACCTGCCGCAGCAGCTCTTTCTTAGGCAATGGGCGTGGATCCATACAGTCCTATGCCTTTCAGGTAGTTGCTGACGTTGCGGCCCACAGAGATTTGTTCTGGTGTCATTTCTTCTTGCTTCTTAGAGATCTCGCGTGTGATCTTCTGAGCGATCAACCTTGGCTGCACTTGCTCAGCGTAGGCCACCACAGCGAGGGCAGAGGCAAGAACACGGTCATCTTTAGCACGACCAGGTGCTCCCAAGAAGCCGTCTTCACGCACGATGGTTTTCATTTCTTCGAGTGTGTCCATGCTGTAGATTTTCATCATCTCGCGCTCAAAGTAATCCTTCATGTAGTTCATCATCCGCTCTTTAGAGTTGTGAGTGGTGACGTACCCCACGGAGTTAGAAAGCCCACCAAGGGTGTCATTACGCCGCCAGATGTAGTTTTGCATACTGCCAAGGACGTCCATAAGGCCACGGCCCATATCGCCTCCTGTAGCGGCTGCATGGCGTTTCAGGTTGCGGATCTCGTTAATAACTGCTTGTCCCGGGCCGTTAACTTCGAGGTTAAGGGTGGAGTTTTTGTATGCTCCGGCAAGGTGGGCGATGATCCAGGCGAACTGATAGGTGTTGAGTTCTGAGGTGGCAAACTCAGCCACTTGGTCGAGACCGTTAGCATAGACTCGATACACTTGAATACAAAATCGGTCTGCCCAGTCTGAGGATCCGTAGGCAGGATCTGCACCGATGACGTAGTAAGCAGTGTCAATGGGTTGCTCCCAGATCTTGAGTGTACACAGTCGTTCAGTTGCTCGCACGACTTGGGTGTCTTGGAACAGACTACCAAACACGTAGGTGTAGGCTTCATAAGGTTTGATCTTCGCAATCTTGGCTGCGTCTGTACAGCGGGAGTTAGAAAAGAAGCTAGTGCCTGTCATCACAAAGGCATAGTCTTCTGTAGGGGGAAACTCTTGGTACATTAGGGACTCGTCTTTAATCCCTTCTGTCATCTTCCAGCGCCACCAAGCTATCTGGCGGGAGTTGATCTCGTAATTGTAGAGCTTCTTAATGTCCTTGACCCACTCCTTCTCTTCAGGCTTTAGTCTGCCGTTCCAGTAGGCTTTGTACTCGGGCGTGTCAGCATCAATCATGTAGTACTCGTTACGCCACCAGCCACAAAAGATGGCTTTCTGAGTACGAGCAGTCTTAGCAGTCTTGTACATGTCGTGAAACATGTTGAAGCCTTGTGCGGTGCTCTCAAACATGTAGAGCCGCTCAGGGTTCTTCTCAGCAAGAGAGGCTATCAGAGAGGCCAATCCCTCTTCGTTTCCCCACGAGGCAGTTTCTGTGCCGTGAAGGTAAGTGATCGCCTTGCCTTGCCCCAAACGAGATTTATTGCCAGCGATCTGATAAAAAATTCTTGATCTGTTCTTGAGTACAAGCTGGTTTCTATTGTGGGCAGATAACGGAATCTTGTACTGCTTGGGGAGTCCTTCCATGTACATGCCCAGAGTCGAGCGGAACATGTCACGGTTTTCCTCCGTATCAGCCACCAGCGTTCCCTGCCAGCCTGGGTGCGTAAACTGCCAGTAG